ATGGTGCCGGTCAAGTTGATCTATCTAGCGGAGAGTTTATTCCAGTAAAATAGATTGTTTGGCTAAATGCACTGATATTTATAAGAAATTGAATAATAAAAGAGGAGCATCAAAATGGCCGAAAAAATTGTATCACCCGGGGTATTTACAAACGAAGTAGATCAATCGTTTTTACCAGCCGGCGTTCAAGCAATTGGAGCTGCTGTTATTGGACCAACACAAAAAGGTCCGGCAGGAATTCCAACAATAGTATCGAGTTATTCTGAATTTGTACAGACATTTGGAGGTAAATTTACTTCCGGATCAGGTGCATCAGAACAATCATACAAATACTTAACTAACTATGCTGCACAAGAATACTTAAAGTATGCAGATACATTGACAGTAGTTAGAATATTGGCTGGAGCACATAGCCCAGCAACATCAAATGTAACAACTGCAGTGACAACAGGTGACACTTTTTCATCTGGATCATTAACATTGACGGAAGTGAATGAAGGAGAAACATTTAGAATTGTACAAGGTTCTAATACAGTTAACTTTATTGCACAAGCAAATCCAAATACAGATGCAAGTGACGGATTAACAAACTTCTTTGCTAAAGGAGCAACAGCTACATTAATGGCAAGTGCATTAGCAACAGAAATTAATGCAAATAGTGTGTTATCAGGAATTACAGCTACAAATGTAGGAGCATTATTAAAAATATCTGGATCATCTGCAGGAACAGGACCAAATGGTATTACATTTGCAACAGCATCAGCAAATACACCAGGAACACTTGGAACAACAGCTGGTACAAACTTCTTTACAATGGCAGGTGGTACTGATACAGCAGCTTCAGAAACAGTATTTACATTAACAACATTGGCAGATGGTGCTGGCATGAATAGTGGTGGTGGTACGGAAGGTACTAATAATGTATTATCTAACGGTACTGATAATAATTTAAGATGGGAAGTAACTTCAAAGAATGATTTGAAAGGTACATTTAATCTTGTTATTAGAAGAGGTGATGATACTATTAAAAGAAAAACAATATTAGAACAATATAATAACTTAACATTAGATCCTAATTCAACTGATTATATTGCAAGAAGAATTGGTGATCAAGTAAATACATTACAAGATAGTGGTACAGCTGATCCATTTCTCCAAATGAATGGTTCATTTGCAAATAGATCTAAATATGTAAGAGTAAGTGTTTTAAAAAATACTTATAACTATTTAGATTCAAATGGTAATGTAAGAGTAGGAAGTGCATCAGGTAGTTTACCTGCAGTAGCATCTGGTTCATTTACAGGTGGTAGTGATGGAGATGTTCAACATCCACAGAAATTCTATGAAACAATAGAAGACACAAATGTACAAGGATATAATCCTGATGTAGCAGGCCATGGTGGTACAGCTTATTCAGATGCAATTAAATTATTGAAAAATCAAGATGAGTATGATATTAATTTAATTACAGTACCAGGATTGGTAGATGACAAGCATGGAACAACAATTGGTGAGTTAGTTCAAATGTGTGAAGACAGAAGTGATTGTTTTTCTATAATTGATCCAATATTATATGCTGGAGGATTAAGTACAGCAATTGCAAAAGGTGATGCTAGAGATAGTAATTATGCTGCAATGTATTGGCCATGGGTAAAAATTCCAGATACAGATCTAGGAAGAAATGTTTGGGTTCCTGCATCAACAGTTATACCTAGTGTATATGCCTTTAATGATAGAGTTGCTGCACCATGGTTTGCACCAGCCGGTCTTAATAGAGGAGGAATTGATATTGCAGTTCAGACAGAAAGAAAATTAACTCATGCAAATAGAGATTCATTATATGAAAGTAATGTGAATCCAATTGCAACTTTCCCTAATGCCGGTGTAACAGTATTTGGTCAGAAGACATTACAAAAGAAATCATCTGCATTGGATAGAGTTAACGTTAGAAGATTATTAATTGCAGCTAAGAAATTTATTGCAAGTACAACTAAATTCTTAGTATTTGAAAATAATACAGCAGCAACTAGAAACAGATTTTTAAGCATTGTTAATCCTTATTTTGAAAATGTACAACAAAGACAAGGATTATATGCATTCAAAGTTGTAATGGATGAATCAAATAATACTCCGGACGTAATTGATAGAAATACAATGGTTGGACAAATATTCCTTCAACCTGCTAAGGCAGCTGAGTTTATTGTAATTGATTTCAATATTTTACCAACAGGAGCAGCATTTCCTGAATAAAATTTAGGATAGTGTATATTTATATTAAAGAGGAATAAAAAGATGGCAGAATTACTTGACCCAACCGAAATATTTTATACGGCATATGAGCCGAAGATGGCCAATAGGTTCATCATGTATATTGAAGGAATACCAGCATACTTAATTAAAGCAGCTAGTAGACCATCAATTGACCAAGGTGAAGTTATATTAGACCACATCAACGTTGAAAGAAAGTTGAAAGGAAAGTCTAGATGGCAAGATGTAACAGTAACATTATATGACCCAGTTGTTCCATCAGGAGCACAAGCAGTTATGGAATGGGTAAGATTACATCATGAATCTGTAACAGGAAGAGATGGATATAGTGACTTTTATAAAAAGAACATTACTTTCAATACTTTAGGACCAGTAGGTGATAAAGTTGAAGAATGGACTTTGAATGGAGCATTTATTTCATCTGCAACATTTGGAGACATGGATTGGGCAACAGAAGATCCATTGCAAATTGAATTGACTCTAAAATATGATTATGCAGTGTTACAATTCTAATTGATATTTCAAAAGCATTAAAGAATCCTGCCTTACGGTGGGATTTTTTACTGTTAAGGCATATTTATATAAAAGTAATAAGTTATTAAAGGAGATACTATATGTCACAAAAAGTTAACGACGATTATCCAGGCAAAGCACCTATGTCAGATAAACAATTAAAAGATATTGCAACAGCACAATATGTGTCTAAAGCAACTGAATCAGATACTACAACTCATAAATTTCCAACAGAGATAGTTGAATTGCCATCCAAAGGATTATTATATCCTGCAGAAAGTTCATTATCATCAGGAAAGTTAGAGATGAAGTATATGACAGCAAAAGAAGAGGATATCTTAACAACTCAATCTTATATTAAACAAGGGGTTGTTTTAGATAAACTATTTAGATCATTAATTGTTGGAAACGGTGAAGGTAAGCCAGTAAATTATAATGAACTTCTTATTGGTGATAAAAATGCAGTAATGATTGCAGCAAGAGTGTTAGGTTATGGTAAAGAGTATACATGTAAAGTAACAACGCCTAGCGGAGACCAACAAGATGCAACAATTGATCTTACATCATTTGATGATAAACCATTAGATGAATCTTTATATACAAAGGGCATGAATAACTTTGAATTCTTATTACCAGCATCTCAAAGGAAAGTAACTTTCAAAATATTAAATCATAAAGATAATGCAGCAGTTGATTTAGAACTAAAATCTGTTAAAAAAATTAAAGATGGATATGGATCTAAAGAACTTACTACAAGACTAATACATGCTATTACTTCTCTAGATGGAGATGATGATAGAGGTAAGATTAGATCATTTGTAAAGAATGAATTGTTAGCAATTGATTCTAGAGCATTACGAGACAATATGAGAAAGATGGGGCCAGATGTAGATCTTACGGTAGAAATTATCGATCAAGAAACAGGCGAACCATTTGAAATTACACTTCCTATCACAGCGAACTTTTTTTGGCCTAGCGTCTAACTATAGACGCACGCTGCATGCACAGATTTTTGATTTAATATATCATGGAAATGGGGGATTCAACTGGTCCGATGTATATGAAATGCCAGTATGGTTACGAACATTCTATTTACGTAGTATAATAGACTTCCGTAAAAAAGAAAATCAACACCATGAAGAGTCTATGAAGAAAGCTAAGTCAAGATCTCGTTCAAAACGTAGATAATTCACCATTAGTCGATATTTATTAAAAAGGAAGAGACTATGAGCAAATTCGAACAAAAAATTCTAGATGAAATAAATCTATCTGAAGGATTTTTAACTAAACTTCTAGCTAAAATATTTAAGCCTAGAGTAGAAAAGACTCTTAAGAAGATAGTTAATGCATTAGATGATGACCCGGACTTAAAAGCTACTTTAGCAGATATGGCTGCATTACGAAAGAGCTTAGAAAAAACGGATAAAAATTATTGCAAGAAAAGACCACAATCACCTCTATGTGGTAAAGATGGTAGACGTATTAAATTTTAAGATAGGATTAAGCCATGGCAGATAATAAAGGTAAATTCAAATCACAACAAGCATTATTAAAGCTTGCACAAGATCAAGAACTGTCAGAAGCAAAGATATTAAATATACAACAACAAGTTATATCTGGACAAATCAAATCAGAAGCAGTACTTCTTCGACAAGCAAAACTCCTAGAAGATAAGATTACTAAGCTAGATATTCAACAAAAGCTAGAAAAAAATATTATTGATACTGAAAAAGAAATCCTTGATATAGGAGATCAGATTCAGAAACAACAAGCAAATATTGTCGATACTAAACAGGCAGACCTAGATACCACAGCTGAATTAGTTAAGAAAGCAAAAAAACAACTTAATGAACAAGTAAAATTAGGACTCATTGCTCCTGATATTGCCGGACATTTAACGAATGAATTAGATATACGAGAAAAGGCTTTAAAGGCAACATATTCAGCAACTCAAGCAGCTGGACCATATGGTGAAGCATTAATGTCTGCCATGGACGGAGCTAAATCATCCGCGGACGAATTTTTAGGATCTCTCCCAGGAGGGTCTGCACTAGCCAACATGTTAGGATTTGATAAAGCATTTGATCAACTTAAAAATGGAGCGAAAGCTGCAATGGGCGCCGTAGTTCAATCATTATTAGCTGGCCAAGGACCAATGGCAGCACTTAAAGCTGGTCAAGCTGCATTTAATTCAGTTGCAATGATGAATCCATACGTTGCTATAGCAGCTGCATTATTAATAGTTATAGGTTTGTTAGCGCAACAAAACAAAGCAATTCGAGAACAAGCTAAAACGGCAGGAGTATCTTTAGCAGTGGCAAAACAACAAGTAGTAGCCGCGAAGCAACAAGTATCAGCAGGTAATACATTAGTAGCAAATACAGAAGATGTATTAACAGCACAAAATGCAGTAAATAAAGCATTAGGTACTGCATTAGCAATCAATGCAGCAAATGCAGCAGCAGTAGCAGATGTAGGTGAATCAATGGGATATGGTGCCCAGGTAGCAGGTGAAAGTGCAGCAGCAATGATACAAATGGGTGTAGCTCAAGCAGATGTTGCAGATATGCAAATGGAAACTAACTTAATGGCAGTAAAGGCCGGCGTTGATATGGCCTCGGTTCAAGCGGATATAGCTGCTAATGCTGGTAAAACTTCTAAGTATTTTGCAGGTAATCCAAAAGCGTTAGCTAAAGCAGCAGTAGAAGCCGCAAAAATGGGAATGAGCTTATCAGACATGGCTGACATATCAGATAATTTATTAGACTTTGAAAAATCTATCTCAGCTCAATTTGAGTTACAATCATTGACTGGTAAACAAATGAATTTTGATAAAGCTCGTCAATTAGCATTAGAAGGAGATATAGCAGGAGCAAGTGCAGCAGTATTAGAACAAGTTGGAGACATCCATGATTTCAATAAGATGGATGTTCTAGAACGTAAAAAGTTAGCAGATGCAACTGGTATGAGCGTTGAACAACTTCAAAAATCATTGACAATTCAATCAATGAGAGGACAATTATCAGAAGACGAATTAGCTGCAGCACAGGGATTGAATTTAACAGCAGCAGAAATGAAGGATTTAACTGCAGACGATCTTAAACAAAAATTAGCAAGTCAAGATGCAACAGCCAAGATGGCAAAAACAATGAACCAAGTAAAAGAACAGGCAATGATGGCATTACAACCATTAATGGACATGATAGGTATTATATTTGATATACTAACACCGATCATTAAAATAGGATTGTTTATTAACAAATTAATTATGATGCCATTCAAAGCTGTATTTAGTATAGTAAAAATGGTATTTGCTGAAATACAGAATGCATTAAAACCAATATTTGATATATTCTCGGAAATAGGAAATTCATTAGGCGGGAGTAGCGGCGGTGGAGGAATAATGGGCATGCTTCAAACAATGGGTGGTATAATATCTAAGTTTATAGTATTTCCAATAACATTATTAGCAAATATTATAGCAGCTATATTAACTCCGGTAGTAAAAATTCTATCCGGTGTATTTTCAGTGATGGGAGATATTATAACTGCAATAGGAGATGCAATCACTACTTATATATTAACGCCGATTGAAACGGCAATTGATGCGTTAGCCAATCTAAACCCATTAAATTGGTTTGGAGGAGATGATGAAGCAGAAGTAAAAGTTACTGCCGACGGAGAATCATTGAAATCCGGAGGAAAGGTTGATGACGGTGTTATACAAAATGGAAAAATTATAACAACCAATCCAGCTGATACAATTATAGCAACAAAAGAAACAGATAGTCTATTAGGAGGCTTAGGACAAATGGCAGCAGATGCATTTGCATATACTCCAATGGGAATGGCAGCTAATGCAATAGGAGGAATGTTTGGAGGAAATGAATCGAGTAATAATAAAACAGAAGATTCAGTTTCTATGGCAGATGTGATAGCGGCGATAAGTAATATAGAAATACAATTAGATGGTAAAAAAGTATCCGCCGGCGTAAGAGTTGCAGATTCATTTAGGAGAAGATAATAATGGCACTAAAAGATTTGAAATCAGACTTAAGTTATTATGGAAAGAACCCCGGACCGTATAAGCCTAATACTAGTAGAAAGGATACAAAATTTGAAGGTGCTGATGATGTACCATTTGTAGTACCTAAAGGATATAATGATCAAGGATATGCTACATCATTTATTAGTAGATTTGCTGGAGATTCTTTTGCAATAGACGATGTTACTTTTTCAGATAGAGGATCTGCTAGCAGAAAAGCACAATTAGGTTCCGGAACAAAATTTCCAATCGGACCGGAAGGTCAAATTCATACATTTGATAAAGTTAGAACAGGGTTTACTAATACATTAAAATATGATCAAGTATATGGAGTTAAACATAAAAATTCAGGACTAGCAGATACATATACAGCAGAGTCTCCTATAGATGATATGTATAATAAATTTAATTTAAGAGATGATGCTACTCCTCAATTAGGATATATTAATCATCCTTTAATATTAAGAGGTATACAAAGAAGAGGATCATCAGATCCACAACGATGGGGACTAGGAAATACGATAGCTGGAAAATTATCATCAACATTTGATATACCTAGAAGTGGTATTTTAACAGCAGTTGAAAGAGGCGCAGTTGATGTTGCAAGGATAGCTAAATTTATAGCATCACCAAAAGGATTAGCATGGGGTATTAAACAATTTGGATTGACATTAACAGGACCAAATTTAGAAGGAGCTGATGGGACAACAAGAAAACCTTTAGGTAAAAATAGTCCTAAATTATGGATGCCAACAAGTACATTATTATCTCCACTAGTAGCACAAGCCGGACTACATATGAGACGTACCGGGCTATTACCATTAGATATACCTTTAATACTACCCCATAATTATGAAGACGTTTTAAATTTTAGAACAGGTGCTAGTTTAATAAATGATAATAGACTTGTTAAACTAAAAAAAGAATTACTACCAACACCATCTCCAACTGGAGCAATAGGAGCATTGATTGCAGATGCTGCTGATTCTTTAGGATTAAAAATGCCAATTGCAACATTATCAGGACCAACAGGTCCAGATTCTATATTAGGATTAGGTAGCACAAATATTAATAGATTTACAAATTCATCTCTTAAAGACCAATTGTCATCAGACTTCAAAGAACATGTAGGAGGATTAGGAGGATTTACATATGAGCAATATATTAAAAGATATAATCATTATACAAATCCATATGTAAAGACAAGAGGGCAGTCGGATAGCTCATTTACTATTGAAGATATTGATAATAGTAATGATAGTAAAAAGAAGAGTCATGGTGGTAGGCAAGATATTGGATTTGACCCTTACGGATTACAGACACATAAAGCATTAAAATCTTTAGCTAGTAAGAAACAACCTAGACCAGATGGTACGAGGACAAAATTTGATGGAGGAGGCATGTCAGAGAGAACGACTCCAGAACAAGGAAGTGATAATCCAATAAAAGATTATACTAGAATGGCATATGGAGCCGCTCCTAAACGAACATTATCTAATAAGCCAGTTCATTTTGATTTTAGAACTCTAGGCCAATCACAAGAAAAAATGATAGGTTGGGATACAGATAAAAAGCTAGATGCAATTGATGAAACAATTGATACAAGTCTTATTAAATTTTCTATAGGTGGTATTAAATTTAAAGCATATATGGATACATTAGATGATACATTTGCACCAGGATGGGATGGTCAACAAGATCAAGGAAGGGCAGATGCAAGATATTTATATCAAAGTTTTGAAAGAACAGTTAATACAAGTTTCTATGTACCAATATATAAAGAAGCAGATCGTGCTAATATATGGACAAAATTGCAATCGTTAGCACGAAAGACATATCCAGTATATCCGGGAGGAGAGACAACTAGTGGATTCCATGGACAAACTGTAAATGTTACTATAGGAGATTTATATAGAAGTAAAGAAATGATAATAACAGATTTATCATATTCATGGGATACAGAAACACCATGGGAAATTACTAATGGAAACCAAGCTCCATTTTATACAAATGTATCAATAGGGTTTACAGTACTAGGCGATAGACCAGAAAGTACATCAGTTATATATCAAAACATATAGGAGATATAAAATGTCAACAAATAGATATCAATATACAAAAACAGAATTAGATCGTTATAAAACTACTCGATATCCCACCTTACAAAAAAATCCATCAGATTTATATATCATATCACGTGACCAGGATAGATTAGATTTATTATCAAATGAATTTTATAAAGATCCTAGATACTGGTGGGTACTAGCAAAGGCAAATAATTTAGGAAAGGGGACGTTAGATGTACCACCTGGTATACAATTACGTATTCCATATCCAATATCAGATTTAACGGATAAGTTAAAAGGAGTTGAAGATAATAAATAATGGCAGATTTTTTCTATAGACAAGCAAAGATAAAATTACCAACTGGTGGTAATCGTATACGTAATAATGCATATGTCACTATCCATTCTGATGGAGATGTTAAAGAACAGTTATTACCATCGATTGCTACATCGATGGCAGCAACATATGACCCAAATGGAACTGGAAGACCGGCTCCTATATTGAAAGATGTAGTTGTTAAGCTAGAGGGGGATGCTGGGTCATTGCGTAGAGTAGAAGCTAATTTTATGTGTTACGATAGAGAATCGTTTGATAAATTAGAAGCAGCATTATTAGTACCAGGTTCTAAAATATTAGTAAAATACGGATACGTAGGCCCAGAGTCTCCTAGCGAATCTGCAGAACATGAATTTAGAGTATATGATTATTCTTTTAAAATTACAACTGAAAATTATTTTGAATGTTCATTTAAGGGTGTTGGTAAAGGTGGAACATATGAACAAAACAATATAAATACAGCCGCAGCGTTTCCTGCTAAAAAGTTTGTTACTAATTATGACTTTATAAATGATACCACTACTATACAAAATATATTTGATTATATGGATTATAGGATTCAAAGAGATGGTAATAAAGGTACAGTTCGGTCTATGGGTAATTCTGCATTTGCTCCTAAAGATGGTATATCTGGAACGTTCAAAGACAAATCCGGAAATTTTGCAATCCTCGAAGCACCAGAAAAATATAATTCACCAGTTAAATTAGAAGGTGGTATATTAACAGATTATTTCTTACAATATGTGCAATTCAAATGTATAGTGGCATGGCTTAACAAATATGTTCTATATGATAATATAAAAGGTGATTCTGAGCTTCCTAAATATAAATTAAAATTTGACCCAAAATACTCTGGCATAATATGTGACATGCCTAGTGGTAAGGTATGGAGCGCAGACCCAGGTAAAATGTTATTTCCATATGAGAAAAATGCACCGGAAAATAATTATACAGAAATGGATAAACGTCCGGAAGACTTAGATGATTTTGAATTTATATCATGTGATAAGATTGATAGATCAGGATATCAACATTTACAATCGGACGGTAACTTGCAACCAGGAATGGGTAACCCAGAATATATATTGTTGTCTAGAGACCTTATGAGAACAATCCAAATGGAATTTAATTCAGCAGCGACTGGTGAAAAGAATAAGGAAGAAGAAGCTGATAAGAGTAAAGGTGGTATTATTCTAAATAAATTTATGAAATCAATATTTGCTAACATTAGAGATAATTCAGGAGGTGCATGGGATTTTTATTTAGACCAAGACGATTTAGATCCTGAAGTAGTATGGATAATTAATCGTAAATGTCCAGGTGCACCAGAAGAAATAACGCCATTAGAAATAGACCCCGTAGGAGGTTCAAATGGAATTCGAAGTTTAGATATTGCAGCAAGTGTTCCGCAAGAGACTCAAGCTATGATATTTGGAGGATCTCCTGATACTGTAACGGAACAAGAAATTGGTAAGAATGTAATTCAACAAAAAGAGGTAAGAACTCCAGTACAGGCGAGTGAAGAAAGAGCAATTAAGAAACAACAAGCCAATGCAAGAAAAGGATTGACAGATGGAATGTATGGTGTATCAGCAATTAGTTCAGCAAAAGCAGCATTGGCAGTATTAGTAGGAGAAATGACTGCATTAGAACGTGCAAAAAAAGGTCAGTTTAATGATGGTAATGATCCGGCTCAACTTCCTTTCCCATTAACATTTTCAGTAGTATTAGATGGTATAGAAGGATTTAGATTTGGAGATACAATTACAACTAATTACTTACCAGCAAGATATAGAGAAGAAACATCTGGCTTAAAAATTGTATTTACAGTGACTAAATATGAACATAAAATTGCCAATAATGATTGGACAACGACAGTAACGGCATTAGGAAGAATAAGGGAAAGCTAATGGGATTCACACAAAAGCCAGTATTTACACCAAAATCAAAAATAAATGGTAATCTGTACACAGAAGGATTGCAATATTCATATGCCGATACATATAAAGAGTATATAGGTCTTTATCACATATACCCAAATGGTGCAATATATTCAGAAGCATTTTATATGTCAACTAGTGTTCCACTTATACCATATGTTATACAAGGTGAAGGTGCACCTATAATAGACGCAAACGGAAATGATACAAAAATTATTTCAGAAAATAATAGTTTATATTATTCTATAACAAAATCTAGATTTCATAAACATTATCCGCCGCCATATTATTATCCACAGCCAACTCAAACTATGTATGATCGAGGATTCTTTGATAGACAGTTTGCTCAAAAGATCAATGACCCTTTAGATATAACAGAAATATCTCCAGATGAACTTGATAGAAAAAATGAAAAAAATAATCCAGGCATTGATGCTGGTATATATAAGATTTGCCAGATACAATGGACAATAGATGGTCCAATATCAGAGGTACGAAAAACAAATGCTGAGGCAATAGCCTTTCTAGAAAGGGATGGTATAATTGGATTGAGAACATACTTATCCGATCTAGATGAGTTTCATAAAGATTATCATAAAATTCCAGAATAACTTTGATATTTGATATTTTTTTCTTATATTAAATAACATGTTAGTTGAAAAAGAAAAAGATTTTGAAAAGTTACAAGAG